TATATCATTTTAACCACGTAACTCTAGTTCTTTTGTCATACAGTTCTTCAGTATTTCGATTGGGTAACACTCTCTTAGCACAGCCTCAATGTGGGCTGTCTCCATCTCAGCAATGGGAATATCTCTGCGGGGTTGGTCGCCTCGTATACCGAAACTACCCCAGGTAAGATATTGTGCTTGTACTTCGTGCGGCTCGTCATCATAGAGTGCTAGAGACACTTGATCCTTGTGTGCAGAGACTCGAACATAGTCTAGTCCACCATCAATCATATAGGTTTTGCCGTTTGCATCGTTATGAGATCTGTAGTCGTGTCGGTGCTTTGACTCTAATATAGTTCCGTCAGGTGTTTGGATTGCATTACGAATAAGTCGCATAATATTTTTCCTTTTTCAAGTTTATGAAGGTATTATACGCGAAGAAAGGGGGTTTGTCAAGAAGTTTTTTAAGAAGGTGTGAGCAGTTTCAAGACATACTCAGGTCAGTCCTAAGGTAGTTAGGACTAAATTGCGTCGAGAATAAACTCAGGATTGGTGTACTCATATGGGTCTTCTTTGGCATCGTGCTCTTTGCCCTCTTCAAGAAACCAGTGTGTGATAGTGCCGTTTTCTACAACTACAGCGTATCTCCACGAGCGTACTCCAAATCCGAGATTGTCCTTCTGTACATCCATCTCCATAGCCCTTGTAAACTCTGCGCTACCATCAGGAAGTACTTTAACGTGTTCTAAATTCTGAGACTCTGCCCACTTATTCATAACGAATGCATCATTAACCGATAGGCAGTAGATGTCGTCAAAGCCTTGAAGGTAGAACTCTTCTGCTAACTCCTCAAAGCGAGGAAGCTGCATGGTGTCGCAAGTCGGTGTAAAAGCACCAGGTAGCGAGAATAGCAACACTTTCTTGCCGCCAAAAATCTCATAAGAGCTGACATCCTGCCAACGATATGGATTTGATCCTTCGATAGAGTCGTCCCTTACTCTTGTTTTAAATACTACAGAAGGTACGAGAGCAGGAAGTTGATTCCATACGTAACCTCTGTATTCTGTTGTAAATATGTGCATTATAATCCTATTAGTCCCCAGCCATGATTGGCTATAGCGTTAAGTATGATTGCCAAACAAGTAAGCATATGTGTAAGCCACCAGATGCTACGAATAAAGGCAATAGTGTCTGCTTGCTTATCAGTTTCTCCAACTTTCTCTCCCAATGATTTAGCCCAGATTCTCCAACATTTTCTCATTATACCATAAGTCCTTATCTTCATAGCCCTCTATCCTTATACCATTCGTTAAATGCTGTAAAATCTTCTTCTAGTTCAAACCTTACAGTGTCAGCATAGACGTCTGTAAAGCGTTTAATATCGTATCTCCATTGAAAGCAGTGAGCTTTACACCACTCCACAACATCCCAACGAAGGTCAGTATGAACATGACTCTCAAAGTAGTTCGCCATCTTCCACTTGTTTTTATGGTCTACAATCTCTTGAGGTGTCATTATTCGTATTCCTCTATACAAAGTACTTCGTTCTGAGTAAAGCCATATCCCATTGCTTTCATAAAGCTCTCCATAACTTGTAACATTTCAGTTCTTGACAGATCTTTCTCCATCACATCAATAGTAATACGAGTGTTTACAGATGTGGAGTGCTCGTAGGGGTTGCAAATTAATTGTATGTAGGGTTTATCCAGTGCGGGATGAATCATTCTTCTCTACCTCTTTTTTCATTTTATCGTAATCTCTTCTTGCTTCCCATTCGTACTGCTCGTCTCTAGTCTGGAGTATAATACCCCAAGAGACTGCAACAAAGACTATAATAAAGCCTAGTCCCAATATAAAATCTAATACTTCTGCCATTATACATTCTCCCATAATATGTCTGTGAGTATCTCTTCGTAAGCGTAAGCTTCAACTTCCCACGGGGTCTCCATGTATTCAAGACCTTCACAGTCAAGAGTTACTTCGTTATGTTTCCAAACGTGGTCGATCATGTTGATCTGACCTCTACAAAATTGTTTAGCGTGAGTAAGTTCGTGTGCAATGTTACTAGCAATCTCGTGATCTTCGTAAGGAATCTCTTCCTCACCTTCAAACATCCAGTGAGTTGCCACACTAACTACTGATTCAACGTCATCACCGGTGCATAAACCTGCATGAGTGCCAAGCTCTTCGCCCTCGTCAACAAACTTTTTTAGTTCCACCCAGATAGTATACTCCGACTCTGCTGGGAACAGTGCTACAACGCACTCGTCAATAAAAGAGTGGAATCTATCTGCATCTTTGCCTTCAGTGTACACGTTAATCATTTATTTCTCCAAGTCAATATAGATATTATACGCCCGTTTGGGCAAGTTGTCAAGAAATAAAAGAGACTTTCTCAGAGTAAAAGTCCATATAATTAGGTTTTTCTTTAGAATAAACGCAACACCAGTTACGCCTAGGTTTCTCGGTATTGTTATAGCCGGAGCAGTGTATCTGATTACCGTCCAGGATAAGAATGTCTCCAGCTTCTAGTTCTGGCTGTATCCAAACCTTACCATCCATTACCCTTATATCTTTCTGGTCGTCTAGTATCCAAGTAAAGTTAAGAGTCTTAAACTTACCCGTAGGATCTTGTCCATACTGATTGTCTCGATGCGGCTCGAAAGCAAACTGCTCTCTTGGCATCTTTACTACGACTTGATCGTTGTACATATAAAATGTATCGCCTAGTTCTTCTCTTGCTAGTTCTAGCATGAAGGGGCTTTCGTACATTTGTTTTAGAGGTCTGCTAAGTCTACCCGCTGTTTCTATGCCTCTCCAGTAAGTACCTGTGCCTAACTCGCTACGGGTTCCGACCAAATTGTTTTTAAGTAGCCAGGTTTTCAGGCGTAGAGTTTCTTTCTGCGCTACTTTTAAGTAGGTAGAAGGGATTACGTTCTTTAATACTTTATATCCTTGCATTGTCGTTTACGCTCTCTCTGTTTTGCCGCAGCTTGTTTACGCTGGCGTTTAGTAGTTTTCTTCTCGTGGTACTGCTTTTCTCTATAGTCAAACAGTACATTACTTTCTGTTATCTTTTTGCGAAATACGCGCAGAGCTTGCTCTACGTTATCGTTTCGTACTTTAACCTTCATTCGTCTCCCTCCTTCTCTAGCACTAGCCAGATTGCAAGCAAGGAAGTAATTAATCCCCATTCTAATAAACCCATTATTTTTTAAACCTGTATCCTCTTTTTCTTAGATATGCAACTTGATTACGAATAGACTGCTCTGTTCGATCGGGTAACATATTCATCATTGATTCAATATCTTGGTAGAAGTAGTGAGCAGCAAGAGTTTTGCGCTCCACATCAGTCCAAGGCTTTCTTTTATATTTTTTCATGGGAGTATTATATCCGAAAGCGGGTTGGTTGTCAAGAAATTTTTTTGGGGTCGCTAAAAAATTCTTCTTGACATTCTACATAATATTGGGTATAATTCCCATAAAAGAAAACAGAACTTTATTCGGCATTACAAAGATATTTCTTGACTGTATCCTTATTTATGCGTATAATAGTTATTCTGAAATGGAAAAACCAATCCACAAGACGGAGAGAATATATGTTAGAGTATGCCGTGTTTATATTTTGCATGATAGGATGTGGGTATACCTGTTACGCACTAGGAAAACAGGAAGGTATAGAAACAACTATAGAGCATCTAGTAGACGAGGGTATGTTAGAAATAGATGAATAAGCTAGTAATAAACGTAGAATATGATGGAGTCATTGCAGACCCTATCTACAAAGTAGAAGATAACTACACTCTGTATATGCGTACACGCGACAGAAGTGTTGCAGAGAAGTGCTATAACAACCTTAAATTAGAATATCAAGCGGAGAAGCAAAATGCCAGCAAAGTTTAAAGAATCATCAGCAAAGATTGTAAACAGACGTAAAGTAGGGATGGTACATCATTACTTGCACACGACTTCTACAGATACAATAGTAGAAGCAGTACTAAACAACAACACGAAGCCTAAACACAAGCAAAAGTATCGTAACGAGCTTGTAAGACGAGGGTATGATCTTGGACGTATTAATAACTGATAGTTATAAAGAACAACTGAAAGAGCTCCATAGTGATAGACTATGGGGCGGCACAGGACGCAATCACGCAGCAGCTATACTAGAAGTAGCGAAGACATACAAGTGTGAAACAGCCTTAGACTACGGAAGTAGTAATCATAGAGACTGTCTCAAGAGACACTTTCATATGAAGTACCCAGGACAGTTGTTATTCTATGAGTATGATCCTGCGATAGAAAGCAAGTCAGGGCTACCACAGCCTGCCGATATGATAGTTTGTACTGATGTACTAGAGCATATCGAACCAGAATTACTACAGAACGTACTTCAACATATGAGCGATTGTATGTTGAAGTGCGGTTATTTTGTTATAAGTACTATGGAGGCACTGTCTATACTTAGTGATGGACGCAATGCACACCTTATAATAGAAGACAAAGCGTGGTGGAAAGAAACTCTAGGAGTCTACTTCAGTATAGAAAGTATGCAGTGGACGAAGAACGAAGTAAGGGCAATCGTATGCAAAAAATAATAATTTATAGTAGAGATGGCTGTGTCTATTGTGACATGGCTGTTGCCCTCGCTAAAAAGAAAAATATGGAAATGTCAGTGCTAAAACTAGGCACTGATTATAGCGTAGAAGATTTTCAAGCTAAGTTCATCTACGCAAAGACTGTTCCTCAGATTGTATTAGATGGGGAGCATATAGGTGGGTATCAAGACCTTAAAAACTTGGTATAGGTAAAGTAGGCTCACCACGGAGTAGCCTACACAGGGGCTATTGCCCAAGTTCTATGGAGAACGAAGTGAGAAAGAGAGACGAGGCCGCTTGCATACTGTGCGCTGCGGTTACAGCAATTAGTTGTTTAGCCTTGCCGTTTATAACAATATACGCCAGTGCAAGTATGTAATAAAAAGGAGATCAAAACGTGAATAAAAACGAAGTATTTGAACAGTTAAAAATAGACGAAGGAGTCAAATATGAAATCTATAACGACCACCTTGGCTATCCAACCTTTGGTGTCGGCCATCTCGTACTCGAAACCGACCCAGAATACGGACAACCGACCGGAACAGCAATCACTAAAGAAAGAGTCGCAGAGTGTTTTGACAACGACCTCAGTACAGCGATATCAGAGTGTCACGCTTTATACGGACAGGGGGCTTTTGACGACTTACCAGACGAAGTACAGGGTATACTTGTCAATATGATGTTTAATATGGGACGTACTCGTTTGTCCAAGTTTAAGAAAATGAATGCAGGAATCCTCGAAGGTGATTGGGCGACTGCAGCAGTAGAAGGACGAGATTCACTTTGGTATAAGCAAGTAACTAACCGAGCAGAAAGATTAATGGCAAGGTTAGAAAATGTCTAAAATTCTGTTAGGAATCATAGCAGCGATGGGTAGTACGGGTTTCCTGTACTACCAATTCGCCGTTGTGCCTATGAAAAATACATTAGAAGAACAGACAGCAGTGATCATTGCCCAAGACCTGCGGGATCAAGAGCAGAAGGCTACAATAGCCGCAATCACACTGAATGCAGAGAAGACAGCAAAAGCTAGTGCTGCACTGCAACAACAGAATCAGCAGTATGAAGCTGAGATGTCTGAATACCTAGATATTTTTCGTAGACACAACCTTGCGAAGATAGCCAGTGCAAGACCGGGACAGATACAAACTCAAGCAAACAACGCAACGAAGGAGGTATTTGATGCAATTGAAGAAGTCAGTAATCGCATTAGCAATCCTAACCCTTAGTGGTTGTAGTTTGCTACAGCAACCTCCAAGAGAGGTAGAGATTATTAGTAAGCCTGTACAGATAGATATTGTACAGCCAGTTATGCCTCGACCTTTAAACCTCAAAGAACCCAAGTGGTACGTAGTTTCGGATAGAAAAATACCGAAAGAAGATCGTACCTATATGGATAAGTTCGAGGAAGATATTAAAAAGAAACATGGTGGAGACCTCGTGTTTGTCGCAATGACAGTTGCAGATTATGAGCTAATGGCTTATAATACGCAAGAGATCAAACGATACATCAGCCAGTTAGGCGAAGTAATTGTATACTATAGAGAGGTGACTACTAATGAAAAAGAAGAATCCAGTAGCGAAGTTCCAGCGAAAGTACAATAAAGCAAAAGTATTTAAAGATCGTAAGCGCGAAGCAAAGAAGAATGGCGAACTGCAAACATATAAGGACGAAGAGTGAGAATATTTGTAGGACACGATTCCACACAACCAGAGAATACAGACGTATGTGTCCGGTCTATTGAGAGATTCGGACACCAAGTCACATTGCTAGATAAGAAGGATCTTCAGAGAGATCACGGATACAAAAGAAAGAAAGAGGACGGCTCTACCGAGTTTACTTACACTCGCTTTCTAGTGCCTTATTTGTGTGGTTATAAAGGCACGGCCATGTTCTGTGATAGTGATTTTGTGTGGCGTAAAGACCCTGCATCAATGCTCCCTCTTCTAGGGGACGCCCCTGTAACAGTAGTAAAACATCTTGTAAAGCAGGTACGAGAAGACCGCAAGTTTCTAGCACATAAGAATGAGTGGTATCCACGTAAATGGTGGAGTTCTATGATGGTGTTCAATTGTGACCATGAAGATTGCTCAGTGCTTACACTAGATGCAGTAAACAAACAGACCCCTCAGTGGTTACACAGATTCGAGTGGGCAAGCGACATAGGCAGGCTTGACGAGTCCTATAATTATTTAGTAGGCTACTACAACTTTAATAAAGATCCAGTAGCAGTACACTTTACAGACGGGACACCAATCTATACAGATTATGCCCATGACGAGTTCGCGGAGGACTACAATGACCTTAGATGAGATGAAGGAGTTTATACGGGGTAAGAATGTTATTCTAGTAGGCAATAGCTTAGATTCTTTAGAGCTAAACCACGGAGACTGGATTGATGGGCACGATGTTGTAGTGCGCTTCGGTAAGGGACTCACAGACGGCATTATAGCCGACAAGATAGGCGCTAGAACAGACGTATGGGTCACAGGACAGCTTCGTATTAAAACTGCACAGTTTGTAAATAAAAATACTAAAGTTCTTTTCAACGAGTCCCTGTACAATCCAGCCCTAGGAAGACCTCTAATCCCTCACCTATCTATGTATACCGACCAGGAGATAGACGCCATCGCTAGAGCTAACAATGTTGCGGCAGATAAAAGACTGTCTGCTGGTGCTATAACTGGGCACTGGTTTGTTAATGTTTGCAACACCTGGAACACTTTGACGTTCAAGAACTTCGATGCCTTCCAGAAAGTAATTAAATTTAGAGCAACAATTAGCAACGATATTCCTGCAGGAGATCAGCACACCGCTAGTTGGCACCTTCCTATATTGCGTCCAGAGCACGTAGATGCAGACTATCAAGTCTCGGACGGAACCCACCCTGCCCACGATATAGCAGCAGAAATACGCCTCTATAAAGAGTTTCTAACTGATGGAAATGTGAAGTGGCACGGAGGAGACTTAGATGCAGGCCCTTCTCTCTTTCAAGAAGCTTTATGCCTTTGGACTCGTGGACGAAACAGGGTAGACTAGTGCTAGTATTTGATAATTTTATTGCAGACAGTGGTACACTTAAAGGAATCACAAACTCCCCTTTCTGGGAGCGAAAATGCTTCTATTGGAATGACGCACTCTTCGGAGGTTCAGAACGTACCAATGGAATAGGAGAGTACTTAGTTGAGCTGATGATGAAGCATCCTGCAATACGAAAAGAGTATCCCTTTGAACGCGCTGCGGGGTTTGAGTACTGGCCTACAGTTACAACACAGCACTCAGTTTCGGAAGATCCTGAGTATGCTCTCGATATTCACTCAGATTTTGACATACTCCGCTATGAGACAACGGACGAGGTAAGACACCCCCTCTTTGGAGCAGTAATATACTTTGGAAACGAAGATGTGACAGGAGGAGATCTCCGTGTATGGGAAGATGACGAAGAGACCTGTAAGACAGTAGAGCCTATAGGCAATAGAATCGTACTTTTCCAGTCAGACAAGCCACACGGCATCACCTCTGTTTCAACAGGTATTCGAAAAAGTATCGCTATCAACTTCTGGGAAGAACCAGTACTCTTACCAACCGAAGAATAATTCTTGACAGCTTCTCCCAAATCTAGTATAATATCATTTCTATTTTACGGAGAGTACCATGAATTTATTTTATCTTGACGATGACCTCGACAAGTGTGCAGAGTATCACGTAGACAAACATATTGTAAAGATGCCCCTAGAAGTAGCACAGCTAATGTGTACTGCTATCTGGGTTGACGAACATCTAGGTTTTGTACCTCGTGCTCTCAACAAAGAAGAGCGTGATCATCTCAATGCTCTCAAAAAAGACATTAAACATCTTCCTATGGAAGAACGACCACTAACCCCGTATCTACCGATGATGTACAATCACCCTTGCACTATCTGGGTACGATCATCGCTAGACAATTTTGAATGGACACACTGTTATGGTAACGCTCTTAATGACGAATATCATTATCGCTATGCGAAACAACACAAGTCGATTGTGGAAGTGGTTAACAAGCTACCAGAGCCACGGAATATGCCCAGAGTCGGATTCACAGAATTCGGACTAGCAATGCCTGATGAGCTTAAAGACTACAACAACCCTATACAATCTTACAGGGACTACTACCACCTCGATAAAGCCACCTTTGCCGTGTGGTCGCATCGGTCAAAACCTGACTGGTGGAACGAGGACTATGCAGACTACGACAAAAGGATCACTGCCAAATGAGCAACGTAAAACTTATATCGACATCTTCGCCTAATATCTTATATGATATTGCGTATATGGCTAGAGTATCTAACCCTAGTAATCAGAATAATACAGATACAAATGAGAAGCTGATTCGGTATCTCATTAAACACAAACACTGGTCTCCTTTTGAGATGGCGAGTGTTGCACTTGAGATCAACACTACTCGTGATATTGCTCACCAGATAGTACGCCATCGTAGCTTTGCCTTTCAGGAGTTTAGCCAACGCTATGCAGATCCTAGTGCTTTGGATAGCTGGCCTTTCGAACTACGAGAGACGCGTATGCAGGATACTAAGAATCGTCAGAACAGTATTGAAAGTGAAGACGAACTGCTACATCAGCACTGGGTTTCTCAGCAGAAAAAAGTTATTGACTGCGCTTCGGGTGTGTACAAGTGGGCACTAGAACATGGTATTGCTAAAGAGCAGGCACGAAGTGTACTGCCAGAAGGTCTAACAAAGACTCGTCTGTATATGCAGGGCACAATACGTTCTTGGATTCACTACATTGATGTACGAACTACTCCTGGTACTCAGAAAGAACATATGGATATTGCAAAGGAGTGTGCAAATGAAATCGAACCTTTCTTCCCTATGATACAGGAGTTTGTACATGGAGATTAAAGACCTAAAGGGTATGGTCAATACAGCTCCTAGTGGGGAGTTTCCTATATGGGAAGAGGCGGGTAGAAAGTTTGATAGTGAAAAACCTAAGATGTATCTTCTGCCTCCCAAAGCTACAGTAGAAGTAGCTAAAGTATTGACATTTGGTGCGGCCAAGTACGATGAAGAAAACTGGCGTAAGTTAGAGGATGCACAGAAGAGATACAGTGGCGGTGCACTACGGCACATATTCTCCCATCTGGACGGAGAACTACAAGATCCAGAAACAAATTTATCACATCTAGCGCACGCTATTTGCTGCTTGATGTTTAAACTAGAATTGGAGTTAGAGAATGGCGAAGAGAGTAAAGAAGAAAAGTTACGAGAACCTGTCCGCAGCAAACATCCAGAAAGTTATTATGCTGCTAAACCCCAGTTCTTCGGAGAAAGCTATAACAAAAAAGGAAGCCTGTGATATTCTTAACATAGCCTACAACACAGCTAGGCTAACTAAGATTATCGAGGATTATGAGGAGACGAAAGCATATGTCAAAAAGCGTAAACAAGGTCTACGAGGCCGTCCTGCGAGTGATGCAGAAATCGCTCTTGCGTGCGAAAACTACCTCGGAGGAGATACTATCACAGATATCTCGAAGCTCCTCTTCAGAAGTGCTTCCTTTGTACGCTCTCTTCTTGAAAGAGTTGGAGTCCCGCAAAGACCCGCAGGAAAAGAAGAAAGACTAACCGCACACTACTACCCTGACGAGTGTATGTCTGACGACTTTGCAGAGGGTGAGATTGCATGGTCTGCTACTTATCATGCGGCTGTAGAAGTAAAACACAGACTAACACCTGAGTATCTTGCTACTAAGAAAGGTATGGGTATGGTTGACTATGAGAAGAAGTATGGCTGTCCTGCATACTCAGTGTACGTTCGACAGAAGGTACAAGATGATGATAACTTCTTTTCAAACGTAACACAGGGCGGGTTTTCCGCATACGCCCCAGCTTATGAGTTATGTAAGCTAGAACATTTGCGGGCTTACGGAGTAAATTTAGAGAGGTTGTAAAAAATAATTCTTGACAAAGATGTTAAAATTGCCGTATAATATCTTTTCAAATTAAGGAGAATAACATTGGGCGACCGATTCTATACTCAACAACTACAAAGTCTGGGTGACTGCCCAGGTAACAAAAACCCTAACAAGAGGACACGCAAAGTGGCTTGGGATGACGATAAGAAAGCACAGGCAGTAAGTCTGTATGAAGAAGCAGAACCAACTCCAGAAACATCTATGGAGATTGTAAAAGACATTGCAGAAGAATTAGACGAATCACCTAATGGTGTTCGTATGATCTTGACAAAAGCTGGCGTTTATGTTAAGAAAACACCTGCCGCTAAAGCCAGCGGTGGAGCTACAGGCGGAGGGGCCGGAGGTACTCGCGTATCTAAAGCAGCCGCAGCTGACGCGCTCATTGCAGCGTTAAGTGATGCAGGACAACCTGTAGATGAAGAGATCATTGCCAAACTTACTGGTAAAGCATCTCAATACTTTACTTCGATTTTAGTCGCTATCAACGAAGCATAAGTTTAGTACCCTGCTAGATTCGTCTAGCGGGGTATTTTTGTATCTAAAATATAGACCTTGCAGTAAGTAGATTCACAATAATGATTGCTGAAATACTACCAAGGAGCTATAGTGAAAAAGCAAGAACTGGCACATTTAGTGCGCGACTATGGGGATGCCGTTATTACTTATCGTAGTGAGCACTCCAAAAAGTTAAAGTACAATGTTTGTACTTTGGACTTCACAACTCCCTATGTTCAGAAAAAGAAGAATAGAGCCAAGGAAACTGACGACACTCTTCTTTTCTTCTGTTGGGATACCGATTCATACCGATTACTCAGACCTGCGAATGTGTCTAGTGTAGTGCCATTATCATCTATTCTCAAGAATGAGGGTAGGAAGTAATGGACTTATACCAGGCTCCTGAAGCGTACTCTCGTGTTATACATTATGATGAAGTAAAAGAAGTACAGATAAGACTTACCATCAATACTTTTCGAGGCGTAGAATATATGCACCTGCGTAAATACTATATGGACTTCGATGAAGAATGGAAACCAACACCCGAAGGAGTAGCAATGCCTCTTGATCTTTCTAACTCAAGAGAGATGTTTGCAGGCTTGATAGAGATACTGTCTCTAGCAGAGTCTAAAAGTTTGATTGAAGAACACTTTTCAGATCTAATTCAGGATATGTATAAATAGTTCTTGACAATCTTGCTAAAGTTCCGTATAATATACTTTCTTATTTAGGAGAATACCATGCAGAGCTTTTTAGACAAGATGAGCCAGTTGTACTACGAAGGTACCCCCGCTATCTCTGATGCGGAGTTTGACCTTCTAGCAGACAAGCACAACTATACTAAAGTGGGCTACACTGTTACAGATGCTGTAAAGCACGCGTACCAGATGTACTCTCTTCAGAAGTGCTTTGACCTCAACGATGCTCCTCTGCCTATTGATGAATGTATTGTTACCCCTAAGTTGGATGGTGCAGCAGTGTCTCTTCTATATGTTGACGGCAACCTTGAACTCGCTCTCACTCGTGGGGATGGTATTCAGGGTCGTGATATTACAGATAAGATGCGTCAGTTAGTCCCTAATGAGTGCAATGATACTGGACTCATGCAGATTACTGGCGAAGTTGTTGCTCCAAGTAGTGTACCTAACTCTCGTAATTTCGCTTCGGGGTCGCTAGGACTTAAAGGATCTTCGGGTCTAGAAGAGTTCAAGAAACGCCCGTTAGTATTTGTAGCATACGATGTTACACCAAGTTGGACTGCTAATTATGCTTGTGGCCTTGAGCTACTACATAAGATGGGTCTAAATGTGGTTACTCGCTTTAATGCAGATGCCTATCCTCAGGATGGCAAAGTATATCGTCTCAAGTCAAATGCAAAATTCGATGCGTTAGGTTACACCGCTAAACACCCACGAGGTGCCTTTGCTCTGAAAGAGCAGGTCGCGGGAGTGGAGACCACGCTGTTGGATGTAGTATGGCAGTTGGGTAAGAGCGGAGCTGTTAGTCCAGTAGCTATCCTAGAACCTTGTGTTATAGGCGATGCTACAGTTTCTAGAGCAACTCTGCACAATATTGAGTACATACGCGACCTTGATCTTGAGATAGGTTGTAAGGTAGAGGTTATCCGCTCTGGCGAGATCATACCTCGGATTGTTAGGAGATTAGATTGATTGCTACCTGCAAAAAAATAATTCTTGACAGAAACCTTAAAAGTCCGTATAATACTATTTCAATTTCAGAGGAATCACGATGACCATTATCGAAGCCCCAACAAACTGCCCTAGCTGTAGTTCGGTGTTAGAAAGTGTTAATCATCTTCTGTATTGTAGAAATCCGCATTGCGGAGAGAAAGTTGCAAAACTTATCGAACACTTTGCAAAGACTTTGAAGATCAAAGGTCTTGGCCCTGCTACTATTGCTAAACTAGATATTGTCTCCCTAGAGGAACTTTATGATAGAAGCGTAGAAGACATTGCCGAGTCACTAGGCTCAGAGCGACTTGCTACGAAGTTAGTAGATGAGTTGCAACGATCTCGCGGTGCTCCACTTAACGTGTTGTTACCTGCATTTAGTATACCTCTCATTGGTAAATCAGCATCGGAAAAACTATCCAAAGTCTGCGAAGACATCGAAGATATAGACTACGATATGTGCCGACAGGCTGGACTTGGTGAGAAGTCTGCTGCTAATTTGTGTGAATGGCTTGAGAATGAATATTACCAAGTATCATTATTACCTTTTAGCTTCAAGTTTGAGAAGACTCAAACAACAAACATAACCCACGGCACGGTTTGTATTAGTGGTAAACTTACCAGTTACAAAACGAAAGCCGAGGCTCATAACAAACTACAAGAGCTTGGTTATGCGGTCAAGACGAGCTTGACTAAGGATGTCACCATCCTAGTAAACGAAAGCGGAGTTGAATCTGCGAAAACTAAGAAGGCCAGAGATGCTGGCGTTCAAATCATAACTAACCTTTTAGATTTTATTGGAGAATAATAAAATGGCACTACCCAAGTGGACTGACGAGCGTACTACCGCTCTTACTGATTTTGTCGGTGGCGAAAGCCCCGTATCCCAAGCTACTGTTGCAGAAGCAGCAGTAAACCTTGAAACCTCTACTCGTTCTATCTCTAGCAAATTGCGCAAGATGGGTCACGATGTAGAGCTGGCTTCTGCCAGTGCTTCACGCGCATTTACTGATGCTCAAGAAGCTACCCTTGCAGCTTTTGTCTCTGACAACAGCGGCACTTACACTTATGCTGAAATCGCTTCTCACTTTGAAGATGGCGCATTCTCAGCTAAGTCAATCCAAGGCAAGATTTTGTCTATGGAACTGACTGGCCATGTTAAGCCAGCTCCTAAAGTTGAGTCTGTTCGCACTTACTCAGCTGACGAAGAAGTTACTTTCATTGGCATGGTCAATGATGGTGCTTTCGTAGAAGCTATCGCTGATGCACTTGACCGTTCAGTAAACTCTGTACGTGGTAAAGCTCTTAGCTTGCTTCGTTCAGGCGACATTGACGCTATCCCTAAGCAGGAAGTTACTAAAGGCGCTTCTAAAGAAGATCCTTTGGCTGACATCGTTGACATTGGTAGCCAGACTGTCGAAGCTATCGCAGAGCAAATTGGTAAGACCGCCCGTGGCGTTAAGACTATGCTCACTCGTCGTGGCCTTTCAGCCGCTGACTATGATGGCGCTTCTAAGAAAGAAAAAGCTTCAGCTTAATCCTTCTTAGTTACACACAAGGGTAGGCTCTTCGGGGTCTACCCTACATTTTAGATTTGAAATCGGGAGACTTTCAATTGAACATCG